ACTTGCTCTCATAGTAACTTTGTATTCTGATGTTGATAAAGGTAAAGAATAAATGTAATAAAATCCTTTATAAAAATACCTCTGACACAACGCTAACTCAGTCCCAATACTCCTAAACTCAAACGGTGTAGCAGTCGAGCCTTTCTCTAGTTGTACGCCTGTGACAGCCCATGTTGCACCACTTGTTGCGCCTACATCGGGCATACCTGAAACACCACGTTTATAAGTACCAGACCAAGAGCCGGGCGTTCCATTTTCATCAGACCCAGCAGAAACTGAAAATTGTATACCTAAACCAATACCGTTTGTAGTATTCCATGTACCGGCTGTATCGCCAGCGACTGTTATTGTTTTCTTTTCCCAAGTGTTAGCTGCGCTGATTGTGTACGTTGCCAAATATCCGCGACTTACCCCAGAGTTAAAAAATGAAACAGGGTATGTTCCAGTAATACTTGACTTGACCCAAAATGACAACGTAAACGGTTGAGCGTTAGCTGTACCAAACCCAAAATCCGCAAAATTAAAACCTTCTATGCGATGATCCGCAGGAATTAAACTGCCAGAGGTTGCCACAGCTTGACCCGTGCCTACAGTTGCTTTTAACGAATAAGTAAAATTTGGAGGCGCATCTGAAGATTGCTGTGACGATACGGTAAGCGTGGTGTATCCAGAAAGCTGAAGACCAATAAACCTATCAACAGCAAAAGCACCAGTAGTCGTTACAGCCGCCCCAGCATTTCTCTGGTCAATCGTCATCCCACCGTTGATAATGCGGTTTTTAAACCCTGTCTGCGGAGAGATTACGCCACCACCAGTAGACAATGTATTAAGCGTTACGACACCAGTAGAGTCTGCAATAGAACCCGCAGCCGTACCATCCTTAGCCTTGAGGTTTGTCACTTCTAGGTTGGTATAGTCTGCCGTTGTACCCGTTAGGCTAGTTAACGTGACCACACCAGTAGAGTCTGCGATAGAACCCGCTGCCGTACCGTCTTTAGCTTTTAAGTTACTAACCTCTAGGTTAGTAGTGTCTACCGTAGTGGAGTTAACTGTAGTCAGCGTAAACGCATCGCCTGATGCGCCTGTCTGCATATCCTTTAACTGAGCCATTAACTCACGGATAGCGTTGTTAATACCAGAGGGAGCGCATCCTTCAGCAATGTCGATATTATCAATATCGGTATTGTCTGCGGCTGTTGCGCTGAACTCCGAGATTTTTGTACGAGCCATGTTTATTCCTTATTGAACGTAACCGTAATCGGTAAAGAATTCTTCTACTTGTGGAGCAGCAGAATCTACAACTAATTGAGACAATCCTGACCAAAATTGTACGCTTGTGGGCGATAACTTACGCAATTGGCGCAGCTTATTAATACCATCTGGGCTTGTGATAATTCCAGCAATAGACTCAGCGTTTTGAGAGAACTGGCGCTCGGAAGCCCAATCCGCTATAAACTTTAGCGGAGCATCTAAGCGAATACCACCCGCTAATTTACCCGCTGTCTGAATAAGACCGCCAGCCTGATCGCCCATATCCTTTAGAACCTTTTGGTTAAAGGCAGTATCAGAACCTATCTTCTTGACCCTTCCAGCAGCCTCTAGGACGCTTGTTAGGTCTGTGAGTGCTGTGTATTGCTCTTTGCTTAACGCAGCCTGTAAGACCCGCTTATCCCTCTCATTGCCTAATAGAAGGTTACGCCATGTCGCTCCGGCATCCACGGGAATCTCCCTAGAGCCGGGAGTAACGCCAGACGCTTTCTCCCACTTTTGTTGTAGCCAAGCGCGAGTAACATCTTGCCACGCATTAGGATTTGTAGCCTCAATTTGTTGCTTAACGTATCTAACGGTTTGGGGAGATGCGCCATCAAACACGCGACTAGCAAACTGGTTAAGATTATCTGGACTAATGTTTGTGAGTGAAAGTCCGGGACGCTTTTCCATGAACCTGTTAATAGGATCAGAAAATGTAGCAAAAGCCTCGTTTGCCTCTAGGTACTTTGGATTCTTAGCACCCATAGCGGCTACTAAGTCATTCTGGAGTCCAGTAATCTCGCCTTTAATAACCTTATCCATAGACCCAACAGCATCCGAGCGCAATGTGGCATCAATGGCAAACTTGGCACGTTGTAATGCAGGAAGTCTGTCATCCAGAACCTTTTGCACAACTTCCTTACCCTCTGCGTCTTTAGTCTTAACTTCTCTAAATAACAAGTCTTTAATGCGTAACAACTCCCGCCTTTCCTCACCCTTGGCGATTTCTAGCATACTGTCAATTCTTGCCGCAACAGGTCTAACGTCAACGGGTTGTGCAACCTCGAAAGCCGCTTTGTAATAAGGCTCTACTAAAGTGTCACGCTGCTTCTCAAGGGCAGTAAGCTGATCTTTAAGCGCAGACTGACCTCTAAATCCTGCCGTCATTGGATCGCTTACTCTACTGATTGAGCCAAGGAACTCATCAACGGCTGGCTGTACCTGTTCCTGAAACCGTTTTTCATAGAACCTACCTAGCACATCGCTACTTTCAGGGATGTTGCCAAGCACCTTTTGCTGAGACTTTAAGGACGGTAGATTTGTCAACTCAGCAGGAGTTAACTGGATACCACGGGCTTGCGCTATGCGCTGTAACTCAGCCACGGCAGCAGGATCAAGTCTGCCAATATCTGCCGCAGTACGAGCATTTGCTGACAGAACCCGACCACCCGGTATCAATTGAGTGGCTGCATCCAATAACCCGCTTGTGGCTACCTGACCAACATCTAACGGTCTATCCTCGCCGGAGATCAATCCTGCAATCTTTTGCCGACCTACGTTTGCAAGAGACGCAGCACCACCAGTAAGCGCCACACTTCCCGCTGCACCAGCAGGACCGCCAAGCATCATAGGAGCAGATGCTATGCCTGTAGCAATAGATGGTAATGCCTCTGCAATATCTGGTGCAACATACGCTAAAGACGTTCTGGGTGCTTTCAGGATACCCGGCACTTCAGCGTAAAACTTACCATCATCCGCCTCGTAAACAATATCGCTTCCAACAATACGGTAACGGCTCTCTGGAATACCACGGGCTTTAGCAAACTCTTTAATTGCTGCTTTCTTGTCCGTCTGCACACCAGCACGAAACGCTGCGCTAGGTGTAGCACCCATCTCAGCTACCGACTGAAATGGCAATGACTCTTGTTGTATTCTGGTGCGTGGTGCAAATAGTTGTAATGGCGCTGGAGGCTGTGGCGCAACAGCGGCAACCGGAGGTGCGACAGGAGCAACAGGCGGGGCAACAGGAGCAGCTTGTGGCGCTACTGGTGCTTGCATAGTAGGAGCAATAGGTGCAGCTACAGGCGCTACAGGAGGTGCTACAGGAGCAACAGGGGATTGTGGGGCTGCTTGTGGGGCAGCGCCTCGTCCTACTATCTTCATAATCGCAGCGCGGATTTCCTCCTGCGACATAGTAGACGGAAACTCCACCTCTCCTACATCTGGAATCTCAACAATAATAGACATTACACATCCTCTAGTTGACCAGTTACGGGATTAAATCTCTGTCTGCGTACTGGGGCTGCGGGTGCTGCTGATGGTGCTGCGGCTGGAGGTGCTGTTCGGGGCGCTGCTGCACCGGGAGGATTCAAGAAGTCCAGACCCGTTAGCGGGTTTCTAAGAACCTTGTTGGGGTCTTTATTAAGTGAAGTAACAAACATACTGTAATTGTCGAATGTGTTTTGCACCACCGGAGCAATCGCAGCCACGTTCTGTCTTGCCGTACTCAACAAATCTTGACGCATAGCGTCCGTTAACTTTTCACCTGTCTTAATGCGCCGTACATAGTTTTTGATACGGTCTGGAACAGATGTGGCGTTAATGATTGTGTCGTACTCACCCTCTCGAACCGTAGAAGTAGGATCAATCGTCTTAAAGTAACTAAAGACCAAAGAAACGTCTCCGGCAGGAGATGGGTTATTTACTGCATTTGACATTCTTCTATACTGACCAATAACCTCTCTAGCATCTTTTGTGCGTGTGTCAAAATCATTAACAACACCGCGCAACTCTCTTGCCACAGCCGTAGGATCACTTGTGTCCACAGAAACGCGAGGCGCTCCAGCAGCAGCGGTACGAACCCTTGCCTGTTCAGCAGCCGCAACAGCTTGCTGTCTTTGCTCTGGGCTTAACTTAGAAACATCATTTGTCCCAAACAGGTTAAGCGCAGCGTTAGAAACCTCACCCGTAAATACAGGCGCTTTGCCCTGCATTTGCTCGGCAAGTTTCAGGTATGTTGTGGCGTTTTTAGGATCAAGCAGAGCCATCTTTTGCAATTGTGCAATACGAGCAGTCGTGTCTCCGCCTTGAGCGCCAGACATAGTACCCATCATTTCTTTCTGAATCTGCTGCTGTCTAGCTTGCTGCATTGCCTGACCGGACATTTGTTGTCCCGCCATAACGCCCTGACCAAGTGCTGCGCCCAACGATTGAGGGGTCAACGAAGGAGCGCCAGCCTGTAGCAAAGATGCGCTCAAGCCTAACAGTCCTGCGTTTTTAGCCCGTTGCATCGGGTCTTCATCACCCATGCCTAACAGTCCTGAAATAAAATCAGCCATATAAACCTCAGAGTAAAGATTGTGGACGCTGACGCATCGCTTGCATCTGCTGTAACTTTATTAACTCGTCATACGGAGACATGACATTTGCTGCCTGACCCCTACGAATAGTAGGAGGCGCAGCCTGACCCTGCATTGGCTTTTGCTGCATCTGCATTGCTTGTTGCATCATTGCAAACGGGTTTTTTTGACCCTGCGATGAGGATGCCTTTTGGGTAGCAATCATTTGCATAATATCTTCTTGCGACATTCCCTCTAGCTTAGAGGTATCTATCGTGCCTTCAGGCGTGAATAATGATCCAGACATAGATTACCCCAAGAGTCCAAAGAGTCCTGCACCAGCACCCAATGCCGAGCCTAGTGTGCCGTAATCCTTACCGCCTAGCGCACCACCCAATGCAGCACCGCCAAAGATATTGGCTGCTTGATTTCGGTAGATAGGCTGCGTAGTTTGTTGACCCATCGGCGCACCATAGGCGGCAGATAGGAAACTCTGCAACTTAGCCGCGGGAAGGTTTTGCTGAAACTGAAAACGCTGCATCTGATCCGCAAGAGCAGCTTGCTGGTAGCTTTCCTGTGCCTGACCAACCTGATACAAGCGGTCAATATCAGCGTAGTCAGCAGCAGCCATACCCGGTCCTAACTGTGCGGCAGCTAACTGTCGGGCGAAATCTTGACCATAAATCTGTCCAATATTACCCATTGCCGCCTCTTGTCTAGCACGTTCAGCATCGTAGTTCTGATAGGCTAGTTTTCCGGCTGTGTCGGTCAATGCGCTGGCAAATGTACCCGCTGCTCGGTCTTGTAGCTGACCCATTGCGTTCGATCCGTATCGTCCGGCGCGACTAGCACCGGATGTTACTTGTTGCATCTGGTCTTGGAATTGCTGACTAGCAGCGTTAGCAGCCGATTGAAACGCGCCACCAAAGAAAGGATTGCCGCCAAGATACTGACCGCTTGCCGTACCCTGCATTTGTTGGATAGCAGGGTTAAACGCACCTTGCATCTGACTGACAGTCTGTTGAGACTGAGGCAGCAGGGGATTGCCCTGTACGGCACGATTAGCACCAAACTGCAAAGCCTCTTGCGTAGGCTGAGAAGGCGATACATAACCCTGACCGGGGAAGTATCCGGGTGTGCCGGGTGTTTGGTACAGCTTGGCTGCCTCGCTCAAACCATAAGCAATATACGGCTGCATTGCTGGGTCAATACTCTGTGTCACCACCTGTGTAGATGGTTGGCTCGATCCACTCATTTCAACTCCTTAACCCATGTACGGGGTCTAAAACCTAATTTGTCTGCAACCTTGACCCATCCAACTCTATTGGTGTCAAAGGTTAACTTTTGTGCGCCAAATTCACGCGCTAATGTTTCAATGTGCGCCACACCATCCTCTAGCAAGTTAGGCGCTACCGCCCAAGCACACCAGATATGGCAAGTATCGCCATTTCTTTCTAAGATAAAAAAACCTTCTTTCGTATCGTTATCAGCTAAAACCAACCATAAAAATGCTTTGCCTGAGACTAGATTTACATATACATCTTCTGGTATATACGGCTCTGGAGACTTCCTCAAGATACGGGATAACCCGAACCTGATAAATTCCCAATTCTCTCTAACCATGTCTGGTGTCTGAAATATGTATCTCATCCGACAATCACATATCCGTAAGTCTTATCAGCCGTACTGTTAGCAAAATGCGAAACCGTAGCACTACCATTAGTTTGTGCTGAAACGTATACATTTGAGGTAGACGATGGAGCAATGTACTGCATGGTTGCTATAACAGACGGAGTGGCTGGTCTTGTTGGAGTAGTCTGTGCTGCCAAGTACTCAAGTTTTACATCGGTGCTTTCCGTAGCCCAAAACATTTCAATATAATCATTCGCCTGCAATTCAAAGAAAAAGTTGACAGCAAATACAGACCGTCCATTAGTTGTGCCGTGTTTAGACGGAATACTTAACTCCGTATTGCTGTTTATAATATTTGTCCCATTCTTGCTAAACCATACCGAAACCGCATGATCTTGTGAGTCAGCATTAGTAAACTGAATACTTGTCTGATAGTTATAAATACCGTAGTTTTTAACTGTAATCCTAGAATTACTAACTACGCTTATGCCGTTAGTAAAGTCTGTTGTATCGTAAGTAATTGCGTATGCAGTATTGATCGCCGCAGCCGTTTGGTCTGCAAGGTCTTGAAACGACCCGTAAGGCGCTGTATCTGCCTCTGCTGCATCTGATACCGGAACTAGGATAATTAGGCTGTCTCGGCTGATACGCTCGTTATTGATCGTGGTAGTGGTTGCATTTCCTGTATCAAGCGTGACACGACCTGTATTGTTGGTCTTGCCATTCATAATGCCGTTGACAATATCCGCCGTAGTGCGTGGATCAGAGCCAAATACAGGGAGAGTACGAAACATCATCTTGCACCCACCGGAGTAACCTCAACGTCCACGGCTACCATGTGCTTCCATTGGTCTCCAGTAGGGACAACCTTTAGCCTATGGTATCTACCTAGCGAGCGCAGAGAAACCCTGTTCTCATCCGTAGCAGGGCTAACAGAGCCAAACACAACTTGCGTATCCAATCTCATGCGGGAAAAGGCAGCAACACTAGCAGACCCGTTATCAACTTGTGGACGGGCTAACTTAACCAAGGATTGAGGACCAGCCTCAAAATCTCCCGTTTGAATGTCACCCTCCATAGGCGCACCTGTATACGTTACAATTTTAGCCCCATTTACGCCAGCAAGTAAGACTTTACCGCCAGACCACAAGCGGGAGTCAAGACTACTTGTCAGCGAGTCCATTGTGCCAAAAGCGTCCAGACCCTCAAGCGTAATACTGGCACTAGCTGCCGTAGAGATATACTGCGCGGAAGTCGATGCCCTAGACCAGCGTTTAACTTGCCAGTTATAGATCAATAAAGACCTACCGCCAAACGTATTGTTATAAGACCAGACTACTAAGCTATTGATAGGGTCAATTGCCGCGCTCATTTCTGACAATGCACTAGGGTTAGCATCGCTAAAAAAGAACCTGTCTACCTTCTCGCTACCAATCGGCACAACATTCTGTCCGTCACAAGCATAAAACCCATCGTCCGATAAAAAGTATGATGTTTGACCGTATTGGACAATTGAGCGAGGCTCATAGCACCCAAGGTTACGAGAGATGGTGTCAAACTGAAAGAACAAGGGAGAGCCAATGTATGTCATTCTGGAGATTGATCGCTCCAGAAAGATCAAACCAAACTCACCACCTGTAATGCCTTGAATGTCACCACCGTCCGGTATATCTTGCGTATCCGATTGGGATGTTGTACCCGGAGTCCAATCGGTCTCATCGTTAATATCCGACCAAAACACTCGGTTAGGATATGTAGCATCCTTGGCAGCCACCACAAAATCACGCACAACAGTTACAAAAGACGCTGAAGGAGCAGCGGCAGCCAAGTCAGCAAAGTTAGCTGATGATCCAGTTGTCCAGCCCTGTAGCTTGTTTTGACCGTTTGCTGCAATAATCCTTGCGCCAAACTGTGTAAACTTCCAAAGATTTGTGGATGTATAACTGCCGGGGCTACCGCCAGATAGTTTAGATACATCGTCTAAACCAGCATCCGAGGCATCAAACCTGTATAGCTTGGTTGCACCCGCAGCAAAAAGAATCGTTGATCCAGAAAACTTACCCGCAAATGCTGTCAATAGGTTTTGTGATGCGTTAGCAGAAAGGTTTACTTCAGACGTAAACGGTCCGTAGCCGATAGCCATAGGAATAACATTCTTAGCCTCTGTAAGCGCACCAGCAATACCCGGCTGGTCTGGCATCCACTCGCCTAATACTATCCTTGTCTGAGCCATGTATTATTTCCCTGTGGTACTTGCGTCCAAACATTCGACCCTGCGGGAATGTCTGTCCATGTATTAGAACCTTCCGGCTCATCCGTCCAATTCTCGCCCAAACGCTCACCAAGCGCATAAACCGATCCGGTAGCTATAACGCTACTGTTACCGTCTAATATCGCCCAAGGGATCGCTGTAGCCGTTGCTATAGCCGTTATATCGCCACCGGATTGATACTCAACCCCACCTAGTGCCGTAGCCGTAGCGTTAGCAGATACAGAGGCGGAATCTAGCCTTACCCTGATCGCATCAGCCGCAACCGTAGCATCAGCCGTAACGGATGCCGATGTGGTACGAATCCTGATGGAATCACTAGAGGCGCTTGCCGTTGCCGATACACTTGCCGCACCGTCTAAGATGCGTTCAGCTACAGCCGCAACACTAGCGTTAGCTGATGCGCTAGCAGCGCCGTCAAAGATACAGGTATCAGCAGAAGTCCATATAGCACTATCAAGCGAAAACGCCAGCGTATCTAAATTGCCGCCAAACAGGTCTAGCTGTTCTAGCGTGTATGGACCGCAAACGTCCGCCATGATTAAGCCAATGTAACTGTCAGGTTGCCAGTAGCAATCTTAAATACATCACCTGTTTCAATGGTTTTGCTTGCTGTTAACGCGCCGTAATACAGCATATTGCCTGTAGTCAGAGCATCAAATATCGCAAAGTGCGTAATCGTTCCTTGTGTGCCTGTAGCCTGTGGAAACTGTACATCAGCACTAGTAGACGCAGCGCCATTGGACGGCGCAGCAAACGTAGCTGACTGTCGAGCGTAACCATTGCCAGACACTTCCGTACCAGATGCACCCTCACCCGGATCATTTAAAAACAGAGCGACATAAACGGTTGTAGGCGCTGTGTAAGTTGTTGCGCGTAATGTACCGTTAATAAGTGCGTTCTCTAGGTAGTTACTGAAAGCAGCCATTATTTACCTCTTTGTAAGTGTCATAGTCAACGGAACACCACTATATTGTGCTTGTTCATCGCTCGTTGTAAGTGCGTCTACACCCTTCTGATACATCCCTGCCCAGACCTGTAATCGTGCGTCATTCATAAGATACGGCTCTGCCTCAATTAGCGCACCGTACAGTATGAGATCAGGACACACAGCCAAGAACACATTGCTTGTATTCGTACCGGACAGGTACTCTGGTACAGCGTAGTACAGAATCTCTAGCGTGTAGTTTGTATCTGGAATTGGCGCAAACCTGAACTCTGTTGCCAGAATTGTGTAATCAATCGGAGCGCCTGACTCTGTAGACCGAGTATTGCGTGAGAACACAGAGGGTGAGACGTAGCTAATCACCCTAACCGGATTGCTCTGGATGGTTAAATCTCGCACCTCTAAAAAGTCAGGAGGCAATGCAACAGTAGCATCGCCTCCGGTAGTTTGTGTGGTTGCCGACTTCATCATCTGTCGAATCCGCAACTCTCTACGAATACGGGTCTCAGCTAAACGGATGAAATCGGGAATCTGGGCTGTCAAATCCGTCCTTGCTAAGTAATTAGCAATAGTCGTTTGCAGCGAACTATAGTCTGTTATTGCCATAAGTTATATCATCCCATCCGTATTCTTTAGTCCCGATATGCTTAATCAACGGGGATAGATCGTGGTCAACATATGTGTCGATACCAAAATCTTGCGCTTTGATGCAAAAGTGTACATCCTCACCGATAATTCCGCCCTTGTCTGTCCACAGTATGTCAAACCAAGGTTTACGCATTGTCTTAAACACATCTGCCCTAGTGAGCGTTACGCCAAACCCGACTGCCGTTACTTGTTCAATACCTTCCTTACCCCTAGATTCTACCTTCTCCCACTCATGCGAATCCTCTTTTATATGAAGATGCAGGGCAGTAGGCAAAATAGGCTCTCGGCGTGTTGTGGCATTGACACCAAGGATGGCTACGTTCCGGCTTAACATGACTTCTAGCGTGTCTGCCGGAAACCGCATATCCGAGTCAATCCACAAAATAGCCTCTGCACCATCCGCTAACGCTTGATCTGCCAAACTTTCTCTTTGGCTAAAGATTAACGTACCCGGCATCTGGAGAATGATAATCTCATCATCCGTTGCGCGAGAGTGGTATCCAATCAATTTAGCTAGGTCAAAGCAAAAGCCCGACATGACGCTATCACGGCATGGTACACAAATGGCTATTTTCATAATCTCCCCGGTCTTACGCGTAAGTAACGATTGTCTGGATTGTTCAGGAAAGCAGCAAAGGCTGGCTCATCCATCACAGCGTATCCACGCATGATACCCATTTTATTTAAATCGTCAATCACCGCATCGGGAATAGTAGCAATATGGGTCAAATCTCCCCACCTGTCTAATGACGTAATGTCATTAAACTTTTGTTTGTTCACCTCGATAATGTGTGAAATATCCTGCTTAGTTTCTAGGATAAGTCCACCATCACCGTCATGGTGCGCTATTGTATGTTTGCCCGAATCAGCGTCAACAGATAATAGTTTTTTCATAAGTCCTTAACGGGGAGAGCCTAAGCCCTCCCCTTTCTAGCTTACAACGATGGGTTGATGTCTGTTACCAGACCATGAGCAGCTTCGTTACGCATTTCCAAAGTCAGTTCAGCGAGAATCTGTGTCTTATCGCTGTCTCCGGCTTTTGCTAATTCGTTTGTGGCGAATGGGCGCAGATATGCTACTGCTGCGTACTCAGGATCAAGTACGAAAGCATCACGGCTACGCATAAAGCGCGATGGAACAACAGAGATCGAGCCAAAGTCTGACAAGTAAACGTCAGCAGCACCGATAATTGTTGTAGGTGCATCGGCTGGCGCCATGTAACGCTGTTCTGCGATACCAGCAAAGGTAGAAACCTTTTGCTTTGCACCAGTACCAACCAACAACACTTTAGGAGTGCCACCAGAGTCGTACACTTTCTTGACAACGCTCTTGAGCAATGTCTCTGTGAATGTACGCAATGCGCCATCCGAACGTGTGCTAACACCGACAGTCACGGGATCAACACCAGACGTACCCTTGTCTGTGTTTGTCTGAATCCATGACAGCATCGAACCCATTGTACGGGCAGTAGTACTGTTGCCAGCGCTGCGACCTTGGTTAGCACAAAGGATTGTTTCGATGTCACGCTTTAACTCTGAAGATGCACGGGCAAGTTGATATGCCTTCTCAGACTTACGACCTGCTTTGTTAACTGTTTCCAAAGTGCCGGAGACCTGAATAGTCTTCTGCACGATCTGGGTGTAGTTACCGAGGCGTGAGGTAGGTGACATTGTTGCCGAGGATGCGTCTGCACCTTCAACAGCGGCATTAGCAGTCGTAGCGGCTGCCAATGTGTCAGTC